CGAATCAGGAACCAACTACAAGGTTCAAGCGTTTCCTTACAATCATTCTGCTTACTTGGACACAGTTAATATGCTGTTTAATGATATTTCAGTTACTGCTCCGGAAAAAGGTACAGTTGAAGAAATGTTAAAAACAGGACCTAAGAGCTTAGAGAAAGTACTTAATGATAATGAAAAATTGTTAATAGAATCAGGAGCATATTCAATTCCAGATGTTTACATCATTGATTTTCCTGAGAAGTCGACAGACTTTGTAACAGGTGCTAGAGCAACAGCTTCTGAAGAATCACCAAATCCTTTTGCAACAGTAGACGCAGACAACCCCCCACCAGGCGGTTTTAAAGCATTTGGAAAAAATGCATCACCTGCTCAAACAACTTTATCATCTTTCGAATCTAATCATATAGGAAAATCAACGTTTGGTTTTGATTCAACATCAGGTGGTAACTTTAACTGGGAAAGTTCTGCAATGTATAGAGCAGGAGATTCTAAGTACAATGAAGAAACAGGTCGTATTGATCGTTATAAAATGCAATTAGATCCTAAACAGCGTGAATTTTTCTTTACACAGAAACAGCCCTTAACTGATGTTATTACACAGACTATATTAAGTTCAAGATATGCAAAAGACGCTATTAGCGGAACTCCTGATAACCATAACCTTACACCAGAAGGATATATTAAGTGGTTTAAAATTGATGTTCAAGTAGCGTTCTTAGATTACGATCCACAGATAGGAGACTTTGCTAAACAATATACATTTAGAATTGTTCCATATTTTGTGCATCACAGTATTTTTAAAGCGCCTGGCGAAGGAGTTGACACAGCAGCATTACAAAAAACAATTGCTAAAAGATACGACTACATATATTCAGGACAAAACGTTGACGTACTTAAATTTGATATCAAGATTAATAATTTATTCTTTGCAGGTTCTCGACCAACCCCTGAAGCTAATACTTCAAGTGAATCTAACAAAAATATTAACGGTACAGGTACTAACACAACATTAACTACAAACACTCCAGAGGGTACAGCAGAAGCAAAAGCACCTAACCTAGGTAAGAAAAAACTAAAACGTGATGTATCTATATTACACGAAAGTCAGAAAGGTGGTAGCGGATTCAAAGATGTTGAACAATTGGTTGCTGAAAATTTCCAGAAAGCATTTATTGACAACAGCGCAGGTGACTTGATTACAATTGATTTAGATATACTCGGCGATACGTACTGGATGGTTGAAAGCGGCCAAGGAAATCACATAGACGGAGCAGCACCACGTTCGCAGACAACTGATGGCGGAGAAGCTAATTACACAGGAGGCGAAATTTATATCTTTATTAGTTTTAGAACGCCTGTTGATACAAATACTGACACTGGACTTTATGAATTCGCAAATGAAAATCCAAGTCCTTTTAGCGGAATTTATAAAGTATTGAAATGTGAAAGTGAATTTAAAGGCGGGCAGTTTACACAAAAACTTAGATGTATTAGAATGTCAGGTCAACCAATTGATTACGGTGGTAAAATTCCAGATGGTTCTAAAGAAGGATTTCAAACAGAAATTGGTTCCGCACAAAAAGAAAAAACAGAAGTTGGAGAAACTCCTCCACCAGTAAAAGTTGATAGGACAATAACAATTGAAGAAGTAGAAAAAGCAGGAGAGCAGTTTGCTAATAATGTTCTTGCTAAATTTGGCTTAAACTTAGATAGTATAGAAAAATTTGCTGCAAAATTACCTAAAGGTGATGGCGAGTTTAAATCTAAACCTAAGAAACCTGTCCTAAAAGAATATAGAAGACAAGCCAACGGTTCATTAGTTAACTTTAATATTGATAGAACCAAACCATTTACAGAAAGTAAGGATAGAGATGGAAATACTATTAGAGTTTATGATCCTAAAATACTTGACGGAGTTAAAACTTAATGCCAGTTGAAAAGAGAACCAGATATAATACTCAGGCAGGAGCATTAGGCTCAGGTGCTTATCTTGCTACAGTAATTGATGTACTTGATCCTACATTCAATGGTAGACTAAAAGTTTCGTTACTCAGAGAATCTGGTAACGCAGGTAACGTTGACGGACAAACATATCTTGTAAATTATGCATCTCCATTCTTCGGACACACACCATACGAAGCATTAGGAATGAACAAAGACGACTTTAAAGATACACAACAAAGTTATGGTATGTGGGCAGTTCCACCAGATGTTGGTGTAACCGTTATGGTAATGTTTATTGAAGGTAATCCTGCATCAGGTTATTGGTTTGCATGTGTTCCTCCAAGGTTTGCAAATCACATGGTACCTGCTATTGGTGCAGCAGATACAGAACCAACAGGTGCTAGGGGTGAAGATCAAACAAGCAATAGAGCGTCATTAGCTGCATTATCAGAAGATGACAAGAAAAAGTTCAATACAAAAATGCCTTTGCCAGTTGGTGAAATTAACAAACGAATAAATGGCCAAGGAGATCAACAAATTGATGCTGAAAAGATTCCAAAGCCCGTACATCCTATAACAGATAGATTTTTCTTCCAAGGATTATTAGAAGATGATGTAAGAGGGGTTACTACTACATCTAGTAGACGTAATAATCCTAATGCAGTATTTGGTATTAGTACTCCTGGGCCTTTAGACTACGGTCCAAACGGTAAACGTATGAGACGTGGTACACAAGAAAATTTAAGTGTTGAAGTTCCTGTTACACGATTAGGTGGAACACAGTTTGTCATGGACGATGGTGATGATCGTTACATTAGAAAATCTTCACCACAAGACGGACCAGTAGAATATGTTGCTGCAACAGATGCAAATCCTAACGTAGGATTACTTGACTTGCCATATAATGAGTACACAAGACTTAGAACAAGAACAGGCCATCAACTTCTTTTACATAATTCAGAAGATTTAATTTACATAGGTAATGCAAAAGGAACTTCATGGGTTGAGTTAACATCTAATGGTAAAGTAGATGTGTTTGCGAACGACAGTGTAAGTGTTCACTCAATGAATGATATTAATATTAAAGCAGATAGAGATATCAACATGGAAGCTGGTCGTAATGTAAACATTAAAGCAACCGCTGAATATCAAGCACCTGACAGTTTACATCAAGATGCAAAAATTGAAGATGCTCTTAAACAAGAAAATGGTAGAGTACAAATAGAGAGTGCATTTAACACTAATATATTAATTGGTGCTAACGGAAAAATTGAAACAAGAATGTATACAAATGCAGAAGATCTTCCTCTTTCTGGAGATTTAGATATTTCAGTTGCTGGCAACCACAGACACTTCGTTGGCGGAACTACTGATATTCAAACAATTGGTGATAGATCAGATACACAAGCAAACTGGGATATTAATACAGGCGGTTACAATTACTTAACATCAGGCGCAAATACAGAAGTTGCATCAGGCGGAGACATCATTATGTCAGCAAGTCCTAACATACACCTTAACGGTCCAGCTGCAACAGGAGCAGCACAAGCTGACACAGCATTAACAATTACAGATTTAATTAAATACGATAACCCATTAGTAAACCCATTAAAAGACTGGGCTACTACAAAATGGCAAGACGGAACAATAACATCTATCATGAGGCGTGTTCCTATGCATGAGCCGTGGTTACTGCATGAAAACCAAGCACCTCAGTTTGTTACAGCACTAGCAACAGATAGAGAGGAGAAACAAGATGGCTAAGTTATACAATCAAAAAACTGTATCAGCAAACCAAGCATCAGTAGGGCAGGTAGGCGCAAAAAGTTATGCGTATAAAGGATTTAGTTCAGCAAATGCAGTTGATAACTTCAAGCTCTATGATATAGATTTAGTAAAACAAGATATTATCAATCACTTTTATATTAGAAAAGGTGAAAAATTAGAAAATCCAAACTTCGGAACTATTATTTGGGACATGATATTTGAGCAATTTACACCACAAGTTAAAGAAATGATTGCTAAAGATGTACAAGATATTATCAATTATGACCCAAGAATACAGGTAAATGCTGTAGGAGTAGACAGTACCGAACAAGGAATTAGAATCGAAGCCGATGTAACATATATACCGTTCAATGTTAGCGAGAGAATGAAGTTTAATTTCGACAGAGATAACTCCGTTATAAACTGATCATATTATATACATGGGTAAATACAGTATAGGAACCAATAATGAGCACAACGTCAAGACAAAATAATTTATTACTTAACGAAGACTGGACACGTATATACCAGACTTTCGCTAATGCTGATTTCAAATCTTATGATTTTGAGAATCTAAGACGTGTGATCATCACCTATCTAAGAGAAAACTATCCAGAAGATTTTAACGATTATATTGAAAGCTCAGAGTACCTTGCACTAATTGATGCTATTGCTTTTCTAGGACAAAGTTTATCCTTCCGTATTGATTTAGCAAGTAGAGAAAACTTTATTGAACTTGCTGAGCGTAAAGAAAGTGTACTACGTATTGCTAAAATGCTTAGTTACAATGCAAAGCGTAACATGCCAGCAAAAGGCTTACTTAAATTTACATCAGTTTCAACTACAGAACAGTTACTTGACAGTAATGGACGTAACCTAGCAAGTCAAACAATTAAATGGAACGATCCAACTAATACAAACTGGGCAGAACAGTTTGTTTTGCTTCTTGATGCTGCTATGTCTGATAACACAAAGTTTGGTAGAAGCCAAGGAACAGATGTTATTCAAAGCATTCCAACAGAACAATATAGATTTAGAACTGCTAGTACTGATGTGCCAATGTTTACTTTTTCAAAAACTGTTGCAGGTAGACAAATGGTGTTTGAAATTTTAAGTACAACATTCAAAGGTGCAGAAGAGATTTACGAGGAAGCACCTACACCTGGTAACCAACTAGGATTTCTTTACAGACAGGACAACAAAGGTCCAGCAAGTCCTAATACAGGATTTTTTATGCACTTCAAACAAGGTTCTTTGGAGTTAGCAGACTTTACAATTGATGCGCCATCAACAAATGAAAAAGTTGCAGTTGATGCAAAAGGAATTAACAACGATGACGTTTGGTTGTTTGAATTACTTGCAAACGGAAGCCAAGCTCAAGAGTGGACAAAAGTATCAAGCCTTACAGGAAACAATATTGCTTATAATAGCTTGACTGGAGATATCAGAAATATTTACGGTGTAGAAACTAAACAAACCGATATGATTGATTTAACTTTTGCTGACGGTGTGTATGGTAACTTACCTAAAGGTTCTTTTAGAACTTATTATAGAATTAGTAATGGATTAAGTTATACGATTTCACCTAGTGAAATGAAAAACGTTAATATCTCAGTTGAGTATATTAACCAAGCAGGCATTGCACATAC